CATGTCCGTCACGTCGCTGATTGACGGCACCAAGACGGTCACGAAGCTCGGCAAGCAGTTCCTCATCGGTGTGCGGGTCCGTGTGATCGAAGCGGCCGAGAAGGAAGCGGACGAGCATTACATCAAGCTGTTCCCGGTCAACGAAGAAGGCATGCGGTCGATCTATCGCCTGCTCACCCGCGGCTTCCAGACTGACCGCTTCTACTATGTCCCACGCGTCACCTGGGACGATCTGATCGAACTGCTAAGCGACGACTGCTTGGCATTGACCACAGGTGACACAGAGAGCGTCGTCAGCAGCGAGGCAGCGGTCAAAGGTCTAGCGAGACTGGTCGCAGCGAAACGCTTCGCAGCGCGCTTCTACGAGCTTGCCCCATACGGAACGCCCTACTTCTCGCGACAGAACCGTCGAGCGATCAAGATCGGACGAGCGCTCGGTTTCGAGCCGCTTGTCAGTGCTCCGGTTTGCTGGCTCGAAACTGGTCAGTCCCTCTCCTATTCGGTGATCGCCTCGATCGCAGAGCGGCGCCCCTACCCCGACTATCTCCGGCCGGCGACCGGCTATCAGCCGTTCACCGCGAGCGAGCTCGCCTTGGGTGCGGTAAACGCGGCCAGGAAGATCGAGGAGCGCTACAAGGAGAACGTCAAAGCCGACTTCCATGACGGCCTCAAGAATACGGACAAGCTCGTGCAGCTCTGCAGCGGCTACAAATGGTCGAAGCAGGACGCATCGCTCCCCGTCCTCGCCGCAGATCCAGACGCCGAGCTCGTGAAGGAATGCAAGAAGGGCTGGAGCGAGCGGTTCAGCAAGCCGGTCCTCGCGCACCAACCGACCGTCGCGGAGCTCCAGGCAAACTATCTGCCCCGCCTCCAGTTCGAGCTGGACACATTGAAGCGCCTGGGCTTCGCGCAATACTTCCTGCTCGTGCAGGATCTCGTGCAGTGGTCGAAGCGCAATGGGATCTATGTCGGCCCCGGCCGAGGTTCTGTGGGTGGCTCGCTCGTTGCTTACCTGATGGGCATCACAGACGTTGACCCCATCCGGTTCGATCTCCTCTTCGAGCGGTTCATCAACCCCGACCGCCTCGATCTCCCCGACGCCGATCTCGACTTCATGTCCACTCGCCGACAGGAAGTGGTCGACTATCTCGTGCAGCGTTGGGGCGCCGACAAGGTTGCCGGCATCGTCAACTACAACACCTTGGGTGCCAGGTCGGCTCTCAACGATGTGAGCAAGATATTCGGCGCTGACCCGTCAAGGGTGAAGCATCACATCGGCGACACGCACGGTGTCACCCATTCGCTGACAGAAGCGCGCGAGAATGCGCCGGAGCTCGACGAGTGGGCAAAGGCCAATCCCGGTGTCTGGAGCATCGCCGCGACCCTCGAAGGGAAGATGCGCACTTACGGCACCCACGCCGCGGGGATCGTCGTCGCGGGCATCCCGATCGTCGAGCGCTCTGTGATCGAGAAACGCGGAGACGCCAGAGTCATCAACTGGGACAAGCGGACCAGCGAAGAACAGGGCCTCATCAAGCTCGACGTGCTGGGCTTGTCCACGCTCGATATGTTCGACCAGGCGATCAAGCTGATCTTCGCCCGCCATAGCGTGAAGCTCGACATCAACGCCATTCCGCTCGACGACGCTGCGACCCTGGACATCTTCACGACCGCTAAGACAGCAGGTGTCTTCCAGTTCGAGGGCGGTTCGGTGCGCCGGCTGCTCAAGGAAATGGCGAAGAGCCACCCGCTGACGTTCGAGGATCTCGTCGCGCTGAACGCGTTGAACCGTCCAGGTCCGCTCGATGCGGGTCTGACCGAGGCATACGTTCGACGCCGGGCAGGTATCGAAGCGATCACCTATCCGCATCCCAAGCTCGAAGACATCCTCAAGCCCACCTTCGGCGTGATCTGCTACCAGGAACAGGTGATGCAGGTGTCGCGCGTCCTCTCTGGTTACACGCCAGGTGAAGCGGACATGCTGCGCAAGATCATGGGCAAGAAGCTGCCCGAGGAAATGGCGAAACAGCGCGACAAGTTCGTGAACGGTGCGGTGACGCTCTCCGGCATGGACCAGGCCGCGGCCGACAAGCTCTTCACCGACATCGAAGGCTTCGCCGGCTACGCCTTCAACCGCTCTCACGCGGTCGAATACACGCTGATCTCCTATCAGGCCGCCTACATCAAGGCGCACTACCTCGTGGAGTTCTATGCCGCCTCCATGGGCATCGCGAGCTCCACGCTGCCGTCGATCGTCAAGCAGGCGAAGAAGGATGGAATCACGGTTCTCCCGCCGGACGTGAACAACTCGACCCACCAGTTCGAGCCGCTCAATGACCTGACCATCAGCGCACCGCTGTCAGCCGTCATGGGCGTCAGCGAGAAGGGCGCGTCAGCGATCATGGCCGCGCGAGCAGCGACCGAGCCTGTAATCACCGAGACCAGCAACGGTCTGCGGGGCAAGGCTCGCCAGATGATACAGCACAGCTGGGGGCCAGGTCCGTTCGCCTCGATGGAGGACTTCAGAAACCGCGTTGAAGCCAGGGCGGTCAACTCAAAGGCGATGGAGAATCTCGATCGCGTCGGTGCTTTCGCTCGCATCGAGCCGGGTCAGCTGCCAGCCACCGACACGAGCCGTCAGAAGGACCAGATCGAGCTGATGCCGGACCTCACCGACCAGGGCGTGATCGCCGACCGGGACATCCGCGTCTGTGAAGTCGCCTATGACAAGCTGACGGACATCTATGCGGAGATGTGCGAGGCGATGCCGGAGATCCAGGTGGTGGACACCAAGGTCGGCAACACGCCGAAGCTCATGCTAATCCTCGACCACCCGTTCAACGACTACCAGCACCCGAAGGACCAGCACAGCTTCCGTGAGTTCGTCGCGCCGTCGCTGAACGCCGCCGGTCTCAAGTGGGACGACTGTGTGCTGTCCTACTGCGCTCGCCGACCGAAGGCGAAGGCTGAGAAAGAAGTGCCGCCGACTGAGCGCGCGATCTCCCTGCCCTTTCTGTTCAAGGAGATCGAGGTCTTGAAGCCGCCGGTGATTGTTCTGTTGGGGAATGCCTCAATCAAGGCGTTCTTCCCGGACATCAAAAAGCCTGGCGAGGCGATCGGACACAAGGCTTTCAGCGGTCAGCTCGATGCCACGGTGATCGTCGGCTTCAATCCGACCAGGCTCTACCACAACCCGGAAATGACCGATCAGTTGACGGCCGTCTTCCAATCAGCCGCCGAGCTCGTGAACCCAAATTAAGCGCTTGACGACTGCGCACTGCATAGCTAGTAACACACACATAGAGACAAGGGACACAATGCAGCTAGAGCGATACATCGAACTCGACAGTTTCCTCAAAGAGCTTGAGCAGGATACCGACGACATCAACGAGGCGATGCGCAAAGCGCCTGGCCGTGTTGCTTACTACGGAGCCCAATACATGCTCGCGCAGAAGCAGGCGAAGAAGGTGGCGCTCAAGGTCGCCGAGATCGAGGGTCGTATCACCCAGGAGATTCGTAAGAAGCTCGAAGAGACCGCTCGTGAAGAAGTTGCGGGCACGAACAAGACCCCCACCAGGGTGACCGCCGAGATGGTGAAAGCCGCGGTCGCGACCGACCCGCGCTGGATTGCCTCGCAGCACATCAAGATCGATGCCGACGAGATCGAGGGCATCTGCCGCATCGCGAACGACGCCTTCAAGGCTCGCCGCGATCTGCTCTCCTCGGGCGCATACCTCAAGGGCGCCGAACTGAAGAGCAACACCATCATTCGGAGCGCGCAAGAGAACGCGGCTAGCTACCACGCTCGCCGACAAGAGCGCGACCCCACTTACCAACCACCGGCTTCGGTTGCGTAGCGAAGCCATTTGAAAAGCCAAGAGCAGTTGTGCTCTCGGTGCGTTATTAACAACACACCTACGCTAAGGAGAAAGTGAAGATTATGAGTCAGGGTGCAATGTCAATCGCGGAGCGTCTCGCGCTTCGTCGCGGCGAGATCGCCGCAGGGCGGTCGAAGGGTCTTCGTCCGTATAAGTTCCGCGCGGGCCGGACGCTGTTCCGTATCCTCCCGCAGCCGGGTTATCCCGCCAACATCGCGCCGGGCACGATGGGCATCGAGCGTCGGTTCGGTCAGACCTTCTTGAAGTCGTTCGACGGCAAGAACATCGGTTCGATCGGAGATCGCGAGATCACCTACGGTCAGGCTGACCCCGTTCGCGACATGCTCTTCCAGGCAATGCGCGCTGCGCCGACCGACGAAGTGAAGAAGCACTATCAGGAGATGCTCGCGAACCCGCGTATCATCTTCTGCGCGGTCATTCTCGACGACCCCAACCAGTCGCCGAATGAGCCGGTGTTGATCGAAGTCAGCGAGACCGCGTTCGACGAGGGCATTCTCGCCCAGGCGATGGTTTGGGCCGACACTGGCGTCGACGTGTTCGACCCTGCGACGGGCCACATCTATCAGGTCGAGCGCACCGGCCAGGCGAAAGAAACGAGCTACACTTGGGCGGTCACGCCGAAACAGGCTCCGATCGGTCAGGCGATCCTCGACAAGGTGATCGATCTCGACGCTTGGATCCAGGCGCTGTTCGAGGGCAAGGAAGCGCGCTGCTTCGAGGCTCTGGCGAAGTTGAACGCTTCGGTGGGTATCTCGGTCGCACCGCCACAGCTGACCGCTGGAACGCCGACCCCGCAGGCTCTCCCTGCTCCGGCGACTGCTGCTGCTCCGGTCGCAGCCCCCGCCACTGCAGCGGCCCCTGTCGCGGCCCCGGTGACCGCAGCTGCGCCTGCTCCGGTTGCTCCGCAGCCCGCGATGGTCACCCACGCGATCGACGCGGAATATGAGGAGGTCGCACCGCCGGCCGCCGCCCCGGCTCCGGTTGCTGCTGCCCCGGTGGCCGCCGCTCCTGTGGCTGCTGCTCCGGTCGCAGAAACCCCGGCTCCGGTTGCTCCGCAGCCTGCAGCCGCCGGTGAACCGGACCTCGACTCCATCCTGGCGTCGTTGAGCTAAGCGAAGGTGCCGGCGGGTGGGCACCCTGCCCGCCGGTGATGCGCGGTGCATGCCTGCGAGGCTGCCGCGACAGTAGGGGAGCGCTGCGGCGGGCTGATAAACCGTGCGGCCGCGCTCCCCTCTATTTCAAGGATTTCCCGTTGAAGCAGTTGACGATCATTGACGGCAACTCGGTCGGACACGCCGCGCAGCATGGCCTTGGCAAGAAGGGCAAGCTCGTAGCAGGCGGTCAGGAGACCACCGCGATCTTCGGCATGCTTCAATCGATGCACAGGCTGATGCGCGCCAGGGTCTCGACCGAGCCGGTCGTGCTGTGGGACGGCCGCAGCTGGCGCTACGAGCGCTTCGCCGACTACAAGGGCAATCGCACCGCTACCGCTGAACAAGTCGCTGAGCGCGAGCGCTACCGCTCCCAGCGCAAGTATATGTTCGAGGGGCTGCACTACCTGGGCGTGAAGCAGCTGATCGCGGGCAACATGGAAGCCGACGATCTCGCGGCGATCCTCTCGCGACAGACGGTCGCGAGGGGCAACATGGTCAGTCTCATCACCGGCGATAAAGACTGGCTGCAGATCGTGCAGCCTGGGGTTGCGTGGCTCGATCACAAGCTCGACCGCAAATGCACCGTGGACAACTTCACGGAGTTCACCGGCTACCGAACCCGCACCGCATTCGTCCACTCGAAGGCACTGCAGGGGGACGCCGGCGACAATGTAGTCACCCGCATCGGCATCGGTGAGAAGGGAGCGCTGGAGCTCCTCGCCGCGTTCGACGATGTTCACCAGTTCCTGGGCATGGACCTGGACGAAGCCACGCTTCGGATGGGGAAGAAACTCAACAAGAAATACACCGACTTCCATGGCTCGCGGGAGCTGCGCGACCGCTTCGAGTGGGCGCTTGAGCTCATGGATCTCAACCACCCCAAGATTCCGGTTCCGGTAGGCATCAAAGCGACCCGCGAACCGATCAACCGTCCAGCCCTGGAGCAATTCTGCATGCGTCTTGGCATGTCCGGTCTGCTCCGCGGCCTCGACACATTCATCAAGCCTTTCGAGCAAATGGAGGAATTTCACGCATGAGTTTGGCCGAGCAAATGGCCGCCGCCCTCGCCAAGGGCGGTGTTAAGTCCGACGAGGCAAAGACCTACGGTCTGCGCCTTTCGACGGGCGTCCCCAACATCGACGAGATGATCTGCGGAAAGTATCGCGGTGGTGGCTTCCAGTCTGGACGCATCGTCGAGATCAGCGGACCATCGTCGTCCGGTAAGACGTTGCTCGCACAGCACGTCATGAAAGAAGCGCAGCTCCATGGCGGCGCTGCTGCGTTCCATGACCACGAGCGGACGTTCGACCAAAATCTCTTCGCCAGCTTCGGCGGTTCGATCGAGCCTGGCATCTTCACCTACAAGCGGCCGGATACCTTCGAGGGCTCGATCGACGCCTCGATCGACTGGATGTCAACGCTCCGTTCCGCGAACGTCATTCCGTTCGAGGCGCCGCTGGTCTGCGTGTTCGACAGCTTCGCAGCGATGGTGCCCGCCGAG